TTATACGACACCGATTCGGCCATGATGACGGAATTCACCCGCGTTTGAGAAGGTCAGTCTAATCATCCCGCGCGGTGATTGACGGACATTCACGCGTTGGGACAGGCTCTTCCTAAAGGAAACGAGAGAATTGGGGCTCCGCGCCTCGTGCTCGAAGCCAAGGGCGTGACCGAATTCGTGCAAAAGAACACCGTGAGTGCAGGAGTCGGAGCGGATGTGAATGTTTGGAAGTCCAAATGGAACACAGAGCAATTCGGTGCCGATGCCATTGGTAAATCCACCTGTTCCCTTCGGTAGGTCGGCCGCCACTCGAATCCTCCATTCACTCCCGGCATCATTCGAGTATACAAAATTTATATTGACATGATTCTGCCACTCGGCGATGGCGGCACGAATTCTGCTGACATAGGGCTCCTCGGAGGTCAAGAGGCGGACACGGATCGTGCCGCCGTTTGGCCAAAGCCTTCCCAGATTTGCTACGCCACGTCCTGGGCCGGCCACGTGGGCATCATGGGCACGCTGGGCGGCTTGCTGGTCGGCCATCGGTTTCGTTACACAGGCGCACGCATGCTCCTCTGCGGCAATGCTCGCCAAAAGCATGCATACGAGGATCAAAATGGAGACGATGCGTCTTGCGGCATGGAATGCCATGCGCTTGGTGGCCGTGGCCGAGAGCATCGCTGCGCGGCGTTCACTCGGGGGGGTAGGGGCAGGCGCCGTTAGCATGTCCAAGCTCCGTACAGTGACGTCGGCTCGATGGAAAAGGCGGAACAGAACGACGCGCGGGAAACGAGAAATTATTCTCATGTGATCTCCTGGGGGTTACAGGAAACTACGAGCAGTCTGACGAAAACCGGAACAGCCACTCGCAGTGCTAGGCCTTCCGGGGCCAGACCTCAGCTTTTCGGTCCAGGTGACGCCATCACTGGTAAGTCGCGATCAAGCCCATTGACGCCATCATCTGGGCAAGGCGGCGTCCGTAACGGCGAGCACGGCCCGGTACACCCGGTTCGCCCGCCGTCCCGTCGTCAACACTGCCGACTTGCTGACGCCCAAGGCTTCCTGCACCAGTTCACGGATCTCACGCCGTTCATACGACCGGCCCGATTCCAGCCCGGCCACGATCTCGTCCGCAAGGCTCTGATCATCAGAGCGGCGTTCGTCGTCGGGTTGCTGCGCCCGCTCCCAGCAGATGCCCCGCTCGCCGTGCTTGAGGAAGACCTCGGTGGCTGGTTGGCCAACGCCATCGACCAAGCCAGCCCGGGCTCCGCGCTTGGCGGCGCGCAGTTCGTAGAGTTCGTCGCTGACTTGGCGCAGCACCAGGACCGCACGGGCCCAGTTCGCCAGCTCGGCGCTGCCCGAGCCGAGGTAGGCGTAGTCGCCGCTGTGGGGCAGCCCCTTGGGGTCCTTCGACGGCTTGTTGGTGTGGTGGACGACCATCCAGGCGACGCCGGTCTGCTGGGCGATGGCGCCCAGGCCATTGCGTAGGAACGCGGAGACCACCTCCTGGTCCGAGACGTTGCCGCCCAAGAAGGCGAACAGGGGATCGATCCAGACCAGGTCGGGTTGGTGTTCCTGGATCAGGCGGTGGGCGTAGGGCAGGAAGGCTTGTCCGCTGCAGGCGGTCTCGCAGACGAAGCGCAGCCGCTGGTCGAGCTGGTTGAGGCGATCGTGGCAGCCGGTGCCCTGGACGACGCCACGCAGCATCTCCGCCAGGTCGCCGACGTCGTTCTCGGCTTGGATGACCAGCGAGCGCAGTGGTCGCGCCGGGCTGATGCCGAACAGGTCGGCGCCAAGCGCCCAGGTGACGGCGGCCTGGGCCGCGAAGCTGGACTTGCCGATCCCGGTCTGGCCGACCACCAGGCATGAGCCGCCGCGGCAGAGCCAGCGCCGGCCGATCAGGCAGTTGGGATCATCCGTCGTGTCGTACCCGAGCAGCTCGCTGGGGACGAAGGACGCTGCCGCCGCGGGCGGGCGGCTGGCCGCGCGGTCCTGCTGCCAATGGCCCTCGGCGACGGCCACCGCGACCTGATCCGGGGAATAGCGGGACACGCTGGCCGCTATAGCGGCGACCTCGGCGGCGTCGATCGGCGGCCGGCAACGGTCGGCATTGGCTCGCACCAGGGCGGTCCGGATCTCGGTGGCGGTCATGCCCACACGGCGCATGGCGCCGGCCAGGCGGGCGAGGGTCGCGTTGCGCTGGCCCGTGGGGATGGGGTTGCCGTCGTCGGTGGGGGAGGTGGCGTCCGCGCTGGGCTGAGCGAGGTAGTCGACCCAGGCGCTGGGGAGCTCGACGATGGGAAGCGCGTCCGGCGTCAGATTGCCCCAGCGGTACAGCGCCCCGCTGTGGTGGACGCTGGGCGGCAGGACGGCGAGCCCGCCCTCGCCGCGCACGTCCACGCCCGTGGTGGCATCCGAGGCGACCGCGAGCAGATCGCGACCGATCGACGCCGCATTGCGGATGCGCACACCCGGAGGCACCACATAGAGCCGGTGCGCGCCATCGCCTCCGGAGATCCAGGTGACGGTGTCCGGCAATGGGCCGAGCTTGGCTTCAAGCAGCGGCAGCGACTCATCGCCGCCATGACGGGGATCGGCCTCGATATCGATGAGCCCGCCGCCCAGCGCGAGGCCGACATTGGCGTCCGGCCACAGCGACCACCAAGCGGCGATGGTAGCGGGATTGGTCGAGGCCTGCCGCGGCCAATCCGGGATGCGTGGATGCTTGCCGGGCGAGGCGCAGGAAGCCCGGCTGCAGGAGCAGCCGCCGTCAGGCAACGGGGTGTGCAGCGGGACCAGGCGCCAACCCAGCGCCGTGTAGGCCACCGCGGGAGCGAGCATGGTCATGAAGCAACCATGAATGAACTGCGTACGCGTGAGCCTCCGACTCGCGCTTGGCGCTCCCGATCAACCGCCGTAGGAATGACCACGTCGTGCGCGCCATCCTGTTCTCGACCGCGATCAACGGCGTCCATCTGCGCATCCGCGAAGCGGACACCGGCATGGCGGTGGTGCGCAGCGACCCGCGACCCGATGGCTCCATTGCGCTGCGCACGATCCTTGCGGACCAGCACGACCGCGGCGCCGTTGGCACGGCCCTGCGCGACGAAGCGATGGCCATCGCGAGCACGATCTGCGGTCGCAAACGCGACCTCGCCCAGGCCGCGGTGACCAAAGCCGCGCACGCGGGGCAGGTCATGCGTCCAGGCAGCGCCGCCGTCCGGCAACTCATGCAGCAGGGGAAGGACGCGGTCGACGCCTACCTCGCCGATGGCCGTGCGCTCGCCGCTCGCTGTATGGAGATCGGGCGCGAACTCGCCGCCGCTGGCTTCCTGCCAGCGGACGGGGCCATCCCGGATTGGCTGCGGCACCTTCTGGAAGAGCCGGCCACTGCGTAACGGATCAGAATGGCGGTGCGTCGTCATCGACGATTCCTTCCATGGCAGGTATCGCCTCGCTCGCCTCTCCTTCGTCAGTCCCCGGCTCGCGCGCCGGCTTGGGGCCGAGCTTGGAGTCCACGATGCGCTCGAACTCCTCGCCGGCGACGCTGCGCACGGTGATGTGCGTGGGTTCGGCCAGCGCGTTCGCGTCGGCGAGGAGACAGGCCGCGCGCGCTGTGGGCGGCATGGGCAGGTCGCTGCGCGCTCGCCACCACGCCAAAGCCTTGGTGCGCGCGTAGCCGGTGTGCTCGATGCACACCCACTCCTTCAGCCAGCGGTTCCAGCCGATCTCGTACTCGACGCGCAGGGTCTGTGGAGCCTCGTCGCCGGCGCCGTGCTTGCGGTGGACGGTGTAGAAGACGCTGCGCACGGCGTGCTCGGTGGTCGTCACCTGCCCGGAGAGCACGCCGGCGGTGGAGGCCTGGGCCTCGTGCTGCTCGCGTTGGGGCGGTGGGAACGCGTGGCCGCATTGCGGGCAGGTGGCGCAACCGGTGGCGATCAGCGCCTGGCACTGCGGGCATTCCTTGGCCGGGGCCTCGCCGCTCTTGCCCGAGCCGGGCTCGGAGATCTTCAGCGCATCGACCGGCCCATGCCGCAAAACATTGCCCCCGTAGTCGAGCACCAGGCAGTCGCGCTTGCCGGGGGCGAGACGGAAACCGCGACCCACTTGCTGAGCGTAGAGTCCCGCTGACATGGTCGGTCGCAACAGCACGACGCAGTCGATCTGCGGCGCGTCGAAGCCGGTGGTCAGCACCGCGACGTTGACCAGGTGGCGCAGTTCGCCGCGTTTGAACCGCGCCACGATGCGGTCGCGCTCGGCGTCGGGCGTGTGGCCGAACACGCAGGCGGTGTCGAGCCCGTGCGATTCGCGCAGGACGCGCGCAACGTGCTCGGCGTGCTGGATGCCAGCGGCGAAGATCAGGCAGGCGCGGCGGTCCCGAGTGAGATCGGCGATCTCGGCGCAGGCGGCGCCGACCAAAGCGTCCTGGTCCATGAGCGCTTCGACCTCGTCGGCGACGAACTCACCCGCGCGCAGATGGAGACCACCGGTGTCCGCTCTCGCCTTCCCGGCCTTGGCGACGAGCGGCGACAGGAAGCCGTCTCGGATCAGATCCTTCACGCCGATCTCATAGCACACGTGATTGAGCAGATTTCCGGGTGCGCAAATCGGCCCGTCCTTGAGGCGGAAGGGCGTGGCGGTCAGGCCGATCAGCCGGACGTGCGGATTGATGGTCTTCGCGTCGGCGAGGAAGGTGCGGTACATCCCCTCGCCGTCGGGGGAAATTAAGTGGCAGTTATGGACAAGAACCCCATCAGCGAAATATGAAGGATGTCGGTCGACCTGAAGGTTGAATACAAGTCGAGGGCTTTCGCATTCGATAGGCGCAGCACCAACCACCCGTTTTCCGCCAATAAGCGGCTCTTCTTTTGATCCTCCTGCCTTCGCGAGATGCTCCGATGGCTGGGACCATCCACCTCGATTGCGATACGTTCCTGTGGGTGGGCTATGTCTATTTTGTAGTGGAACGGGAAACCCGATTCCCTGTCCTTTTTGGTTGGAACAATCCACTCCGGTTCCCAGCCGGGTCCGAGGGCATGAAGCAAGGCAAGCTGCGGCAGTGGCAGCAACCTGCCATTGCCACAGCGTCGGATCGGCTTCCACCGCATCTGCTTGAGTGTCTCCCGAACCACCTTGCGGGTGGCTAGTGACTCCATGGGATTCTGGGATATCCGCGCACAGGATATCGAGCAGTGTCGCTGCTTTCGCCAAATCGTCTCCGGCATCACGGCCAGAAATCCATCCGCACTTGTACGAACCCAGGGCCGGAAGGGCTTTCCACAAACGACACAGCTCTTCACGGCCGAATGTATGCGCACCGACCGCCAGGGAGCCGGCTGGAATCCATCCTGCGTCGGTGAAGATGGGGTGGTTGGGAGTGCAGGTGAGGGAGGTTCCATCTTCGAACTCCACGCGTATGAGTTGGCCATTTGCTTTGACCGAAACGGTCTGCACCTGGCCGATTCCAGTGGCGCACAGCACATCATCACCGGGCAGGATATCCTCGATGGCCTGCATGCCGTGGGGCGTGTCGATCAGCGTTCCCGCAGGGAAGCACTCATCGACGATGGCTACATCGAACCGTCCGAGGTCGGTCGCGCGGCGGTAGACCGATTGAATGCCAGCCACGATCACGGGATGATCGAGATCGCGGCGCTTCAGCCCGGCGGAGTGGACGCCGACCAGCAGCGGCGACAAGAATCGCGACGCCTGGGTGGCGTTCTGGTCCACCAGCTCGCGCACATGCGTGAGGACGAGCACGCGGCTGTTCCAGCGCTGGACGACATCGGCGCAGATCCTCGCCAGGCAAATCGCTTTGCCGCTGCCGGTCGGCATCACCACGCACGGGTTGTCATCCCGCGCGGCGAGATGCTCATAGACCGCCGCGACCGCCGCTTCCTGATACGGACGCAGCGTCAGCACGCCGTCCTCGGGCGCCGTGGTGGGAACGCTCCCGGACCGCGCGGCGGGCCGATGACCTGGCGGCCATCGAGCACGCGCTGCGCCTGGTCGCTCGGCACCAGGCCGCCGGGCGGCTGCAGGTGCAGGCAGCGCGCCGCGGCGCGCAGCACCTCGGCGAAGCCATGGACGCGGACCAGGACCTCCCAGCTCAGCCGCTCAGCCGAGCCCGAGACACCGACCGCCGCGATGGCGGAGAGCAGCGCGAGATCGCGCTGGTCGACGGGATGGCGCGGCGGTTCCTGCGGCTGGTCCTGACGGATGCCGTCGACGTCGAGGTAGCGCGTGCTGTCGTCGAGAGGACTCATGTGCGCTCCAAGCAGCGGCCGTACTCGGCCAGGCAGAGGGCATCGGCGATGCCGTCGTGGGGGATGCGGCAGCCGGGCAGGACGAGCTCGGCGGTGGGCCAGCGGCTGGCGCAGAATCGCACCGCGCCGGCCTTGTCGTGGGTGAGTCCGAGCAGGACGCGCCGCTTCCACACCGGCGGCGTCACCAGCGTCACCGGCACCGCCAGGGTGGCGCAGACGCCGCGCACCATGCCCCATCCGGTGCCGAACGTGAAGGTCGACGCCACGCCCTGCTTGGGCATGGCGCCAACCTTCTCCAGGCAGAGCCGCAGTTGCGCGCCGCCGTCCTGGCAGGCGAGCGTCCGCAGCAGGTCGGCCAGGCCGGCGGCGTGGACCTCGCCGCCGGCGACGGGCATCGGCCAGGCGCCGACCACCCCGCCGCCGGTGTCGAGCGCGGCGAGCCCGCCGCGCAGGCCAGGGTCGCAGCCCAGGTGCAGGCGCATCAGCGCCCCCAGGCCGTGACGCGGAAGGTGCCGAACGGTCCGCCGCACTCGGGCCGGAAGTCGCCGAGGCCGACGCGCCGTCCGGCTTCATCAACCAGCGCCGCCGCCGCGGCGAGCGGCAGCAGTTCCTGGTCGACGTGCAGGAGCGCGTTGAGCGTCCACACATCGAAGCGCGGCCGGTGGCAGATCGAGCGCGCGCCGGTGCGCGGATCGCGGACGCTGCGGCTGTCCACCACCCACGGAGTCGGCGCGATGATCGGAATCTGGCTCTGCCCGAGGCCGAGCGCGTGGACGAGTTCGGCGGGCTCGCGCCCGACGAACCGCCCTGCCCCGATCAGGCAGCGCCGAAGATTGATGCCGGGGATGACCGCTTGGCCGTCGACGTCACGGTAGAGCCGCTCCGTGGCCTGCGTGCGCGCGTCCGCGGATGGATCGATCTCGGCAGGCCGGCCGCAGAGCAGGGGCGTGAGCCCCACGATGGTGATGGCGATGACGCTCATGGCCGTCCCCGCAGCCAGGGCGGCGTGGTCGTGGCCTGCTGGGGCGCGCCGGTGGCGGCGTCCTTCTTGGCCCAGCCGGTGATCTCGTTGGTCGGCTCACCGGTGTCCGTGCGCTTCGCGACCCGGACGCTCAGCACGAGCGGCAGGTTGTGCAGTTGGGCGGAATCGTCCGGCTTCATCACACCGACCGCCCGACACACCGCCGACAGTTCGCCGTGCGCAATGGCGACCGCCTGGGCGCTCGGGTTCTGGAGATTATGCCGCGACCACAGCTTCCGGCCCTTGAGGGGACCATCGATGATCTGGTAGGTGAACTCGAGGTAGCTGCCGGTGGCGCTCTTCGTCGGCTTCTGCTCCGAGGCGGTGATGATGGCGAGGTACCTTCCCGCGGGGATCGGTCCCTTGGCGGCGGCGGGCTCGACGGTGGAGGCATCGAAGTTCAGGGAGGGCATGACGGGTTCCTTGGATCGGAGTGGAGGGATCAGGGAGAGGGAATCGCGATGGGCGGCGCCGTCGGCGCCGGCAGGCAACTCGCTGGGAGGTGCTTGGCGAACTCGGCCCAGGACAGCGGCAGCTCGTCGGGGAGCCGGAGCCGGTTCTTGGCGAGGTGCGCGGGACGCTCGGTGGTGCGCAGCACGCGCTCGCCCGAGCCGAGGCCCTGCGTCCGCGTGCGGTTGAAGCCTTCGTCCTGGGCCTTGGTGAACACCCGGTAGGTGGCGAACAGCACCTCGTCGGCCCACTCGCTGACCATCGCCGACGCGGCCTTGTGCAGGCGCGGCGTGTAGCGGTCGTAGGAATCGGTCTCGGGGTTCTCGAAGCGCTCGACCTTGGCGTGCGCGATCAGGATCACGGTCATGCCGCGCTGATCGCGCAGAGCGTTCAGCCCGTCGAGCAGATCCCGCCACTGGGCGAGGGCGAAGGTGTAACCCTTGCCGTAGGGGATGTCCTCGATCGAGCCCACCTTCCGCAGGCGGCTGACCTCAGCGAGGATCAGCCGTTCGAGCTGGTCGACGCTGTCGATGACGATGGTGCGGTAGTCGTGTGGCTCGGTGAACAGCGAGCCGAGCCGGCCGAGCACCTCGGTGAAGGAGGTGGCGAGCGGGAAGCGGTGGCAGTCGATCTCGTTCTGACCGTCCTCGGTCGGGAGGAAGACCGGCCGCGGCGCCTGCGCCGCCCAACTCGACTTCCCGACGCCGGGCGTCCCGTAGAGCATGATGCGGCGCGGGCCGGGCGTCGGACCGGCGATGATGGAGGCGAGGGCGTTCATGGTGGTCCTTGCGGGAGACGGGGATGGGTGGGGCGTGAGGCGTGGCGCCGGCGAAGGGCAGGCGCAGGTGTCCGGTCAGAGGTGGTCGATGACGCGGAAGTCCTCGTAGCCGGTCGGCCACACGTCGCGTTCGCGCGCGGCGATGAGCCGCTGGATCGCCGCCGCGTTGTCGCGCTCGGCCGCGTCGAGGACTTGGGGCTCGATCCGCCACACGCCGCAGCGGAAGGGCTCGCGCTTCTCGACCGCGATCAGGTGGACCTCGGCGTTGCGCCCGCACGCCGCGGCGAGGACCGCGCGATAGAACGCCATCTGGTGCACGTAGCCGAACGAACGCGCCTCGACCTGGAAGAAATCGAGGTTGTCGATGGTCTTGAGATCGATGATCCCGCGCTCGGGATGCGTCCAGTCCAAGCGCGCCTGGCAGCGGAGGCCGGCGTAGCCGGCGCGCACCACGCCCTCGGGGACGCCGTCGCCGAGCAGCTTCTGCGTCTGCTCATGGCCGCGCACCGCGACATCGAGCCGCGCGAGCAGCACCGCCGCGTCATCGGACAGGGTTGGCTTGCCCTGCTGCGCGGCCCACTCCGCGTAGGCCTTGGTGTCGACGCCAAAGGTGCGCCCGGTCTTGGGATTCACCGGCCCGCCGACGGCGTAGCGCGCCTCGAATGCCTCGCGGCCTTCCAGGATCAGGCAGTGCGCAGCGCGTCCGAATGCGAAGGCGGGACGATCCTCGTCGGGAATGAGGCCGAGTTCCTTCCGGCGGAAGAGCAGCGGGCAACGACGGAAGTCGGCCAAGGCGTGGCTCGACAGGTAGGTGGCGCGGTTCGCGTGGTAGGTCGCCTCGGGTTCGGCAACCAGGCGATCGGTGAAGGAATGGGGACCGGCGCCGAGGCACCGAGCAAGTGGTTGGATCATGGGTGGTCCTTCGTGGTGCATGGAAACAGCCGCATCCCTACGGTGCGCAGACACGGGCGGCATCGGTCTGCGGTTGCTGGCGACGGGTGAGCGAGGCGTCGGGCGCCAGGGGCGCGAACGCCGTGCGCAGCTCGGCGACGATGGCGCGGAACCGCCGGCCGCTCAGGCGCAGGCGCGCGCGCGTGGTGGTGGCGCGATCGACCTGCAGCGCTCGGCAGACGGCGCGCTGGGTGCCGCCCAGCCCGGCGACGATCGCGTCGACATCCAGGCGCAGGTCATCCGCGCGGCGCCGGTCCTCGCTTCCGGGATCGGCGAGGTGGAACACCGACGCGGTCTCGCTGCCGCCAGCGGGCTGGCCGCAGCGGACATGCCGGCGACCGCGGCCCCGACACAGCGCCAGGCGCTGACGCAGCAGCGAGGCAACGAGATTGCCAACGACGTGCGTGACGTAGGTGGTGCGGGCGCCGCGCGCCGGGTCGTAGTGGTCCGCGCTGGCCAGATAGCCGACCACCAGGTCCTGGATCAGGTCCGGGCACTCGTGCTCGGCGACGCCGTAGCGGCCGATCAGGCCGCGGGCGCAGTGGCGGATCGTCGCGTGCGCGAAGTCGTCGAGGACGTGGCGGACGGGCGAAGCGGATGGGCGATCGGTGGTCGCGGGCATGGGGAGCGTCCTTGCTCCCCTGAGGCGTGACTTCGCTGGTCACACCGTGACCAGAATGGGACCGATTCGTGACCATCGTGACCATCCATGGTCACGAAAAGGTCACGAAAAGGTCACGATGGTCACACCTCCAGCTCCCAACGCTCGTCGCCCAGCGGCCGGAACAGCAGCCAGGTGCCGGTGACCACGCTGCGGCGGAAGTAATCGGCTACCGCGGGCGCGTGCTGGCCGATGGCCCAGATCGCGCGATGCACCGCCTTGGTCACGGTCACCCGCACGCGCTCCGCATCATCGTTGGTCCGCAGGGCTCCGCCCAAGGCGGTGCCCTCGCGGATGGTGTCCGCGATCCACGCCAGCTCGCGCATGATCGCCTCCTGCCGGGCGGCGTTGCCCGGGCGGCGCGCCTCGGGCAGCTCCTCCTGCAGCTCGGCCGCCCGCTCGCGCAGTTCGCCGAGACTTTCCGCCGTGGTGATTGCACCGCGCGTGCCTGCGAAGACGCGAACGTCCTGGCCGTTCTCGGCGGCGCACAGCGCGATGGCGGCGATGGGCGTGCCGGGGTCGCGCAGCAGCCGTTCAATGTAACGATGGCCCTTGCGGTCGCGCAGCGCGTAGCGCTCGGCGCCCACGATGATCTCCCGCAAGACGCCGTGGCGCAGAAACGCCCGACGCGCGCGCGCAGGACTCAGGTCACAGCGCTCTGGTGGCGGAGGCGGTCGCGACGGTGCCGTCGTGTCGCCGCGCCTGGCCTTCATCGGCATCAGCATCCACACGCCGGGATCATTCCGGTCGGCGCCTGGTTTGGGGTTTGGGAAGAGCCCGCCGAGGTCGTCGGGCACGTCGAAGTGGAACTCCGGCATCGGATGTCGCCTGCCGACCCGCGGTGCCGCAGTTCGCGGCAAGGTAGTCGCGGATCGGCCGCACGATAGGAAGCAAATGGGTTCGTAAAGACCCAAAATGGCCAGGCTGGTGGGGAGGCCGTAGGCCGTTGGTGACGCATGCTTTGCGCGGCTGCCTCAACGTGGCTGGTCCGGCGTCGCAGCGGCCAGCGGGGCGGATGTCCTGCGCGCCGAGCGGACCGTCTCGGCGGCGGTTCGCGCATAACAGAGGGATGCTCGCATGTACTCCGCCCACGCCCCCCGCCGAGCCCGGCGAGACCCCGGACTGGCGACCGCCGGTGGTGGCGCTGCTCGCCACCGCCCTGCGGCGCGCACTCGCACGACAGCATGGCCGGACTGAGTCGGTTCACCCCAGAGACGCCACGTGCGGAGTGGATCACCCCGACCAGACCGGGATCAGTGCGAACGCGCCCGACCGTGGCGCTTAGGAGAACCGGATGCAGCCAGCCACCATCGCCGCCGTCGCGCGCCTGCCGACCATGAGCGTCGCGCAGCTGCGCGACCACTACCACAGCACCTTCGGCGAACCCACCGCCAGCCGGCACAAGACCTGGCTGGTGCGCCGCATCGCGTGGCGCCTCCAGGCCAACGATGAGGGAGGTTTGTCCGAGCGGGCTCTCGCGCGCGCCGCCGAGTTGGCCAAGGACGCCGACATCCGCTTGACCGCGCCGCGCGTGGCCAGCGTCGTCGCTCCGGGCCGGACCAAGCTCCTGGCGCTGCCCGCCCAGCGCGAGGCCGGGCTGGCTCCAGGCACGGTGCTGCGGCGGCGATGGCGAAATGCGGAGGTGATCGTCACCGTGCTGCCCGACGGCTTCGACCACGACGGCACGGTCTACCGCAGCCTGAGCGCCGTCGCCCGCGCGATCACCGGCACGCAGTGGAACGGCCACGTCTTCTTCGGTCTGAAGCCGCGGAAGGGGGCGGCATGACAGGGACCGCCAAGCCGGCCCGTCGGGTCGTCGCCATCTACTGCCGCAAGAGCACCGAAGAGGGCCTCGACCGCGAGTTCAACTCGCTCGATGCGCAGCGGCAGTCCTGCGAGCAGTTCGCAGCCAGCCAATCCCACGAGGGTTGGGTGGTCAGCCCCGAGCGCTACGACGATGGCGGTTTCTCCGGGGGCACCACCGACCGGCCGGCCCTGCAGCGGCTGCTCGCCGCTGTCGAGGCCGGCGACGTCCAGATCATCGCCGTCTACAAGCTCGACCGCCTGTCGCGCTCGCTCAACGACTTCGTGGGCCTGCTGCAGAAGCTCGACGCGAAGCAGGTCGCCTTCGTGTCGGTGACCCAGCACTTCAACACGGCGACCCCGATGGGCCGGCTGATGCTGAACGTCCTGATCTGCTTCGCGCAGTTCGAGCGCGAGAACACCATCGAGCGCATCCGCGACAAGGTGGCGGCGACCAAGCGCATGGGCCGCTGGTGCGGCGGCACGCCCAGCCTTGGCTACGACATCGCCCCAGGCGGACGACGGCTGGTGGTGAACCAGCCCGAGGCCGAGCAGGTGCGCGGCATCTTCGCGCTCTACCGCGAGCAGCGCAGCCTGACGGCGACCTTGGAGCAGATCACGGCGCGCGGCTGGCGCACCAAGGCGCGGACCTCCGCCAGCGGGCGTGCCCATGGCGGCTCGCCTTTCAGAAAGAGCTCCCTGGCTCATCTGCTCGGCAACATCCTCTACACCGGGCGCATCTGCTACCGCGACGAGATCATCGCCGGCGAGCACCCGACGATCGTCGACCTCGCCACCTACGAGGCGGTGCAGCAGCAGCTGGCCAGCCAGGCGCGCAGCGGCGGCGCTGAGACGCGCACGCGCCACCACGCCCTGCTGCGCGGCCTGCTGGCGTGCGGGCCTTGCGGATGCGGCATGACCTACTGCTACTCGCGGAGGGGGGCGAAGCTCTACGGCTACTACACCTGCGCGCGCAGCCGGGAGCGACGCGCGGAGTCCTGTCCGATGCCCAGCCTGCCAGCGGCCGAGATCGAGCGGCTGGCGGTGGCGGAGATCGCCGCCATCTGTCAGGACCGAACGCTGGCCGACGGGGTGATCGCGGAGGCCGGCGCGCAGCACGACGCGGCCGTGGTGGCGATCCGCACCCGCCTGACCGACACCAAGGCTCTCGCCGCCCAAGCGGCCGCTGCTGCCCAACGTGACCCCGGCGACGGCTCGCACATGGCCCTGCTTCGGCAAGCCGACTCCCAAGTCGCCGCCGCACGCATAGCCCTGATCGCTGCCGAGGCCGGCGATCCGCGCACACCGGGGGCGCGCCGGGTGCTTGCCCGGTTCGAGCCGGTGTGGGCGGAGTTGGCGCCGCTAGAACAGGTGCGCCTGCTGCGCTCATTGGTCGAGCGCGTCACCATCGACGGCCACGCTGGAAAGCTGGCCGTCACCTTCCGGGCTGCTGGCATCGCCGCACTCGCCAACCGGAGCGTCGCATGAGCCTGACCGTCGAGCGCCGCTTCCATCTCAGCAACCAGCCCGGCCGTCGAGGCGGCTACCGCCGGGTCGTCCGAGAGGGCGTCGAACTGGCGGTGGTGGCGCCGCCAGCACCAGGCCGGATCCCCCGCATTTCCAAGCTCATGGCCCTCGCCATCCGCTGCGAGCAACTCCTGCGCAGCGGCGCCGTGGCGGACGCGACGACCTTGGCACGTCTCGCCCACGTCAGTCAGCCGCGGATAACCCAGATTCTGAACCTGACCCTCCTGGCGCCCGACATCCAGGAAGCGCTGCTGTTCCTGCCGACGGTCGAGCGGGAGAGGCCGAAAAACGGCGAAAAGATGATGCGCAAGATGTGCGCCGAGATGAGTTGGACGAGGCAGCGAGAGACATGGAGAGGCTAAGCTGCCTCTATTGGGCTTGCCGATCCGGCACGCCGACTTGGGTCACCACAAGGCGATGCCCGATGCCGAGGTCGAGCCGCCTCCTAGACCAACGCCTTCGCCCCTAAGAGGCTTTCAGTGACACAAGCACAGTTTTGGGCAGTACTTCTGGCGAAGCTTCGGGCCGATCTTCCACTCGTGCCACAGAGGGTGCTTGCAGAACCGCCTTTTTCAGTAAAAGGAAAAGCGTGTTTACCGCGATCCACTTCAAGAGGTCAGCACATGCCCGCCGCCAGCTCCGACCGGTTGATGATCATCTTGCAGGCCATGTTCGATCTCTCCAAGGGTACGACCAAGCCGCTCGACTACGAGGACATGGTGGTTCGGGCCTGGGAGTTGTCACCGAAGGAGTTTGGGCTGCGCAAGTACCCTCAGCACCCCGACTCGTCGGACCTGCACAAGCCGCTCTACGGCCCGTTGAAGAAGAAGGGCTTGGTGCAGAACGCCGACAAGCGCTTCGCGCTAACGGCCAAGGGCGTGGAGGTGATGAAGACCCTCTTGTCCGGCAAGACTGCCGACCTGGACAAGGGCGACCGCATCGGCCGAGCCGAGAAGCACGAGGTTGAGCGCATGCTCAAGACCGAGGGCTGGAAGCTGTTCGTCCAGGGTCAGACCAAGGACATCCTCGACACGGACTTCTTCGTCTTCGTCGGCACGACGGTTCGCGCGAAGCGCGGGGACTTCGAGGGCCGCCTCACCACGACGCGCGAGGCGATCGAGTCCGCGGTGAAGTACGGCCATCCCGATCCGCGTGTGGCCGCCCGACTGATGGAGATGTGGAGCTACCTCAGCTCGCAGCATGCGGGCCTCATCCAGAAAGTTGGAGTCCAACCATGAGCCCCAAGCCCGCCGCCGCCATGAAGGGGAAGATCAAGCCCCAGAAGCACGTGTTCCACGAGAACATCCTCGACATCATGGGCCGCTCTTTCCGCGGCGACCACGAGAAGGGTTTGGCCGAATGGATGAAGAACTCGGCGGACGCCTACGCCGCCTCGGGCGTCGCGGACGCCGACCAGTACATCGTCCTGCGCTTCATGCAGGGGAAGCCCAAGCGCGACAGCGCCTTCGAGTGCATCGACTTTGTCGGCACCAACCACGACGCGATCGACAAGGCCTTCCAGATCTGGGGCGACCCGACGGCGGCGAAGCGCGGGAAAGCTGACCTCCCGACCTTCGGCGGCCATGGCAACGGCGGCAAGTTCTACATGCGCGAGATGTTCGACATGTGCCGGATGACCACGTACCAGGGCGGCCATCTGAACGTCTTCGGATTCGATGGCGGCAAGTACGGTTTCGTCATCGAGGACAAGAAGATGGGCCTCGACGAGGCCCTCAAGTTCGCCGGCATCGCCTACCTGGAAATCCCCGCAGCGGTCAGAGCCCGCTGGAAGAAAAGCTCAGCGAAGGCAGGCTTCACCGTCTTGCGTGGCGAGGTCCCGAAGAAGTTCAGTGGAAAGGCCACCGTCGACACCATCTTGGAGAAGCTGCGGTTCCACGCGCAGGCCCGCCGTCTCCTGGCCCACAAGCAGGTCTACTACATGCGCGCCGGCGAGCCTTGGGGGAAGCGACTCGGCGTGCCCGAGATCAGCCCGCGTGCCGGCTTCGAGGAGCCGCGCGTCATCCCAGTGCCCAAGACGTTGGAGTGGAACGGCGAGACGATCGACCTGATTGGTGGGTCGCTCTCGAAGTACAAGAAGGGCGTGCTGACGCTGCGGACCTCGGAGCAGCCGATGAGTCGCGGCACGGAGTACGCGCAGCTCAACTCCATCGACATCATCGGCCAGGTCGGCTGTCTTGGCACCTACCGGATGCACGAGCTCGGCGCTACGGTCGCGGAGACCGAGTTCATCCGCGGCGAGTGCGAGATGCCGGTACTGGAGGACAAGGATCTCGGCTGCGTAGCCAACGACCGCGACAAGCTGAACGGGAATGACATCACCAGCGCGGTCATCGCCTGGGTCCGCGAGCAGGTCGAGGCGTTGGCCTCCGAGATGGCTGAGAAGCGCAAGCAGGAGAAGTCGTCGGTCGACCTCGCGAAGACCTCGATGTTCAACCGCGTGCTCGACAAGTGGAAGAACAAGTTCATGTCCAAGATGACCGCGGACATCTTCGGTGGGCCCAGCCTCGGCGACGCCGTGGGAGGTTTCGGGATGGGCGGGGAGCAGGGTGAGGGGAAGAAGAAGAGCAGCGACTCGGACGAGCCGAACGAGAAGAAGGACGCCGGGGACAAGCCCGACGGTGGCGGAGGCGGGGCCGGCGACAAGCAGGCCAAGGGGCCGAAGTTCCCGCGCGTCCTGCTCTCCAGCTACGATGCCGACCCGCTCGACCCCACGTCTCGGATGTACGACTGCCACCCGCGCCACCCGCCGGTGCACCAGCGCCACGAGGACGTGGCAGCGGGCATCTACTGGATCAACACATCGCGGCAGTTCGCCAAGAAGCTGATCGAGACCTACAAGGTCGACTCCAGCCGTTGGCGCGAGTACCTGTTCCAGCGCTACATCGAGATCATCGTCAAGCAGATGATCCAGGAAACCGCGCGTCGCGAGCCGAACCTCACCTTTGAGGTGGTCGACCATTTGATGGATAAGGTCACCTCCCAGGTTCACGACGCGGCTGCCACCGAGTTGGAGACCTTCCTGTTCAACGACAGTCTGTCTGGCGCGAGCGCGCAGCCCATGCTTGCGGACGCAGACGATGATGCCACCGAGGCGGTCGCCGCCGGTGCCACCGACGACAGCAACAACAAGCAGACGTGAACGGCACCAGAATGTTCGACCTGACCGGCCAAACCCCCATCCAACTGAACTCCATCGACATCTTCTCCGGGGTTGGCGGGTTCACCTGCGGCTTCTCGATGCCGATGAAGTCGCCGAAGTTCGACTTCAAGACCCGCCTCATGGTGGACAGAGACCCCGAGGCCCGCTCGGTAGTGAACTACAACCACCCGGGAGTGCCGTTCAGTTGCGGCGACCTGCACAAGATGTCCGGCAACGACCTCCGCCGGCTGGCGGGCATGGACGCCAAGGACACGTTGCACGTGTTGGCTGGCGGCCCACCCTGCCAAGGGTTCTCCGGCCTCGGGCGGGCACCGCTGGACGACCCCCGCAACCTTCTCATCCAGGACTACCTGCGACTGGTTAGTGACCTTCGGCCCCTCGTGGCGGTGATGGAGAACGTCCCTCAGATCATCACGGCCCACGACGGCCTCATCATCAACGACGTCGTGGCAGCGCTCAACAAGATGGGCTACAACTGCGTCGCCGACATCCTGGTCGCGAGCGACTACGGCGTGCCCCAGCTCCGCAAGCGGGCCGTGTTGCTCGCGTACCGCCATGATCTTGGGGTGCTCCCTCGGCCCCCCAAGGCTACGCACGAGCGCGTCGAGGCGGCGGCCCAAACCGTCGGGGACCGCCAGCGCCCTCGCTTCGACGACACGAAGCTGCCTTACATCTCGGTCGAGGAGGCCCTCGGCGACTTGCCTGCCCTGCTACCCGGCCAGGGTGACGAGATGATGGTCTACCAACGGACCGCCAAGCCGCTGACCCCGTACCAGACCTGGGCGCGCGAGGGCTCGATCGCCTTGTTCAACCACCGGACCCGCGCGCACTCGGCTGAGATGTCCGCGAAGCTCCAGCACATCACCGAGGGAGGTCGCAACAGCGAGCTGCCGGAGGGCATCCGCTTCTCGGACAACTACTACAGCCAAGCCTACGCACGCCTCCACCGCAACGGCATCGCGCAGACGATCACCACGCACTTCGGCAACCCGGGCTCTGGGCGCTTCATCCACTACCGCGACCTCCGGTCGATCACCGTGCGCGAGGCATCCCGTCTCCAGTCCTTCCCGGACACCTTCATGCTTGAGGGGCACCACGTCACCCAGATGCGGCACATCGGCAACGCCGTCCCCCCGCTCATGGCCCGAGCCATCCGCGACCGCATCGTCGAGGACCTAGAGATCGCGGCGATCGACCAGCCACGGCCGAGGGGTCGGCCGAAAGCCATGGAGGAGACCCCGTCGGCGGAGCGCTCGCGGATCATGGGGATGGTGCCGAGCAAGAACACGCAACCGGAGCTGCTGCTGCGCAAGGCGCTCTGGGCTGCGGGGCTGCGGGGGTTCCGCACTCATAGTGCGCTCGTCCCCGGGACACCTGACATCGTGTTCCCGGTTCACAAGGTGGCCGTGTTCGTCGACGGGACATTCTGGCATGGCGACCCTGACTTCTGCCGCATGCCCAAGACCAACGTCGAGTACTGGGAGAAGAAGACCCAGCGCAACAAGGAGCGTGACCGCGAGGTCGGGGCCCAGTGCGAGGCCCTCGGGTGGAAGGTGTTGCGGTTCTGGGACAGCGACATCGAGTCGGATGCAGACGGCTGCGCCGACAAGGTGAAGCTGATCCTGAGAGGCAAGAAGACCTCCAGCACGAAAAAGGACATGAGCATCCAGAAGGCCCTCCGTGTCTTCGCTAAGTATTTCCCCCCCGAGAAAAAAATCGCACGAAAGGCCGCCCGCAAGGTTGCCCCCAAGATCGTGCGCAAAGCACGTGCCTAA